AGATCTAATGCATTTATAAGATACATTAGGTGCAGGTACCCGAGTAGCTTCTCTACGGTGCTTCAAACAAACGGACATTGACTCCTGAATACGATGCTCTTTGATATCTGGTCCTATAAACATTAGAAGGGCTACGATGTGCTCGATCATAATACTTTACCTTTGTTTGGTCCTTCTTTTATTGTGTACTTGTGTGAGCCGTTAGCATTGATATCGACTTCTTCTTTCATAACTTTATTTAAGAAGATAGCATTCCAACCATTCTTATATGCTTCGTTAGATGGTCTTGATCTGCCGTCGTATCTTCTACCTTTTCTAGTGTATCTTGCCATTTGCTCTTACCTTGTCCTTTAAAATTTCTATATCTGTTAAAGCTTTTTCCATTTGTTTTTGTAAGAACTGTATGTTGACTTTATTGTGCATCATGTTTTCTATTCTTACTTCAATCTTCTCCACGGACTTATAAAGATCCTCCAACAACATCAGCTGTTCCTGGTCCACTGGCTTCTGATCTGAGGCTTTGAGTAAATCAGCTTGCATCAGTTCACGTGAAGTCTCTAACGATACTAATCTAGCCGTTAATTCTGTGTATGCAAACACGCCCATTGCTACAAGAACGATCAAACTAGCAACCGTCTTCATCGGCATCTGTACGGCAGCGGACTCAGAAATTTTTAGCGCCATAAATTACTTATAAAAACCTTTAAAAATCCATTCAACCCATTTGTTCCATAGGGCTTTTACTTTTTCCCATGCTTTGCAACAAATGTTTTTACATTTATTTATCATGTTTTTTCTCCTCAATTTCGTAAAAGAAGTTATCCGTATCTTCGGTCTTCCATTTACTTGTATTTTCTACGTTCCATTCAGATGTCTGCACTTTCCAATCTGGGATGTTATCTTTCACCGTAAACGATGGTATATCCCATATACATCTATTGTTAGGTTGTGCTGCATAGTTCCCATCATCGAGAGCTATGATGTGAGCACATTTATGCTCGTGCGGAATCTCTGAATGATCCGTGTCTAATATATTACTTTCAGGGTGGGCAAAGTCAACCGTAAATAGGTATTTGCCAGGGTGCCATTTCTTGTCTTTTCCTATGTATTTACCCGCTTGTCCGTCTAAAATATCCCAAGAAGTAACAGCAGGATAATAACTGAAACAATTCCATAACTGTAACTCATCAAGTCTACGTCTAGGAACTTCTTTCGAATCAAAGCCTCTTTGAATGAACGCAGTGATTGGTAAACGATAGAAGACAGCTCCATTTTCCATAATACAATGAAAAAGGACGGAACGCCCAGTAATAGCCGATAGACCAAATATAATACAGTCTTCAACTTCACCATGATGCTTCTTAAGGTCATAAAGATATTCTCTCCTGATCTGTGCATACTCCGGTGGTATGTTTGCGTTTAAATATGCCATAACAATTAATAATAATTTTTTTCGTCTTCATCATCGTTCTCTATAGAACCCCAATTTGGACCAGTCTCACAGTCCACTTTATTTGGTATCTCTAATTTAACAGCATTCTCCATAATCTCAATTATTTTTTTCTTCTGTGCGTCATTCTCGATAGATACATCTAACTCATCGTGCATCTGTATATCAGGTGTTATACCTTCGTTGTGCATATCTATCATGGCTTTCTTTGTCATGTCAGCTGCTGAGCCTTGTATTAATTTATTTAATGCTTTGTATGTAAAAGCTCTTCTTATTTGTGGCCCATATTCATTCATGGCATCATCAAGTTTTAAAGGTTTGTGTACACCAAAATGGTTTGGCTCCCACATATCAAACCTACACATTCTACCTAGAAGTGTTCTAATTCTTCCTCTCTTCTGTGCTCTATCCATTACAGATCTAATTAAACCTTTTACAAAAGGAACTTTTGAATCGTACTCTGATAGTATTCTCTTTGCTTCCATCTCATCGTTTATACCTAATTGTGCTTGAAGTTTTGCTTTACCCATACCATAAAACAAACCAAGACTAATTGTCTTTGCTGCTTTACGTTCTAGTCCTGTTATGTCTGCTATCTCAGAATGGAAATCAATACTACCTTCTTGATATTTTTCTAATGTATTACCCACGCCAGACAAACCTGTTTTCGCTGCGAAGTGTAAAACTAATCTAGGCTCTTGCTGACTGTAATCAAAACAACCCCACTCACAACCTTCTTCAGGTAAAAACAAAGATCGTATGCTTAAGTTTTCATCTGAATAATTTGGTAACTGTTGCAAGTTTGGATGTGAATAAGATAGTCTACCTGTAACAGTACCACCTTGGTCACCTTTTAATTGATGTATATCTGCATGTATTCTACCATTGTGAACATAATTTTTTATTGATTCAATAAAAGTATTACTTAGTTTCTCTAACCTTCTTGCCGTTGCTATACTTCTTAAAAATTTATTTTTGTGGTTTGTTAAATAGTTTTTTGTAAATGATGGCTTCTTTGTTTTTTCTGTTCTAGCATAATCTGTAATACCTAAACTGTCACAAACTTTTGCAATACTAGAAGCAGCCCATAACTCAGGATAAAAGCCAACCTCTTGTTTAACTCTTTCTTTACAGGTGTCTATTGTTCTTTTAAATTTGCTTTCCAAAACATCTATGTGATCTTCATCTATTCTTACACCTTTCCACTTCATGTCTACAATAACAGGTAATGCTTTAGTTTCTAACGCAACAATCTGATCTAAGTCTTGTGCTACTATCTCTTTTTTAAGTTCTTGCCAAAGTAGTAAAGTTATTTCTGCGTCCCTCTCTGCATACTCACCCACATACATAGCAGGTAGTTTGTACATTTCTGCTTTTGGATCTACACCCCAGTCTTTTGCAGATTGTTGTAAAATAGTTTCATTCTTTCTCATGCCTGTGTAATCAAAAGCTACAGAATTTAAATCGTACCTAAATCTATTTTCATCTACGACAGACGACATTATCATAGTATCTATAATTGTTCCGTGTACCGTGAGCCCTAGTCTTCGTAACCAGATTACATCGTACATGGCATTATGAAATATTTTATCTGCACTTGTTTTAAGAACATCTTGAAACCAACCTAAAACTTTTTTACGTTCTAAGTTTGGACCATTCTCATGTGCTATTGGATAGTATCCAGACCAGTTTGATACAGCGATAGCTATACCTACAACATCACCGATACCTCTTGTGGCTGCTGTGCCTTTTGTTTTAAGATCAGGATCTTTTGTTTCTAAGTCAATCGCGATCTCATCATACTTTGATAAATCAGGAAACTCATCCGGACACACCCATTCCGTCTGTGGTTTAAATATCGGTATCTGCATAGTCCCTCTCAAGAATCATTTCTAAATAATGTATCGCCTTCTTTATATCTTCCTGTCCACCTTTAGCAGAGTGTCTGCATATGTACTTTATAGCCGACCCTTCCGCGAAAGGCAACCTATTCTTGTTAATGAACTCACTCGGCTGAAAGGCCATTCTCTTGTAGTGAGATCCCCCTATTTGTTTTTTATATGTGTTCATACTTCCTCTCTATGTTTAAAAGTGGGAATGGATATACGTTGTGACCCTTCTTTTGTTCACCTGTATATATTATTAGTTTTTGTTTTGCTCGAGTTGTCCCCACGTAACAAACTCTAATTTCTTCATCTTCTTTTGCTGGTATCCCAGATTGAAATGCTTTGTAACACATCGCACCCCAATCAGAATTTATTATAACAACTTCTCTTTCCATACCTTTTACACCATGTATAGTGGAGACTAGTATATTAGAATCTAAGTTAGCATTTTTCTCCCAACATAATCTAACATATTCGTTGTAGTGATCATTATCATCAAACAAAGCACCTTTGTTATTTGGTGCCTTTATTCTAGTTGTTTCAAAATAAAAAACTTCGTGCCAAGGTTTGTTTATATCTGCTAATAAATAGTATCTGTCTTTTAATTCTTGATACGTAAAATATTTATCTTTATCAGCAAACTCTTTTGGACATGTTTCTTTTTTAGTTAAATAGGTTTTCTTTCCTTCTACTAATAAACCATCTATTAAACGAGCATACATCTGTATAACTTCTTTACCTCTAATACCTCTTCCTGATCTTAATCTTTGCCAGTTGTGTATGGTTACAATATCATTAGCATTGATACTAGTTTCTAATCCTGCATTCCTAGTATCTCTTGCTTTCTGTTTCCATTGTATACCTTCTCTCATTAAAAATTCTGTGAATGGTTTGCAGTTATGCCAAGTTCTTGCACAAAAAATTATGCTTGAGTTCTCACGTATCATACCTTTTAACCTTTCAATATCATCCAACATGGCTATGCTGCCGTGTCCTTTGCCTGAGCTAGCGTAGGTATTACCCATTCTAGTATGTATTTCTGGTAAAATTTCTGTTGTTACAAAGTGGTGTATATTTGTTGGTAATCTGTACGATTTTTTTAAAAACTTTATATCTTCTTTATCACAAGGCCATGTTTGAAACTTATTAACTTCTGAGCCTTTCCACCCATAGATACCCTGGTCATCGTCTCCGACTAAATATAAATTATTACTTTTCTTAGATATTTTTTCTATGATAGCCCA